TAACTTTTGATTATTACTCCGGTATTTATTTAAAAAAGAAAATAAACTTTAAATTCAAAAAATATTTAAAATGGCAGACGGTAATAATAAAGTCTTTGTTTCTCCTGGTGTATATACGGCGGAAAAGGATTTAACATTTGTAGCCCAGAGTGTGGGTGTAACAACTTTAGGTATAGCTGGTGAAACTCAAAAAGGTCCAGCTTTTGAACCTATTTTTATAAATTCGTGGAATGAATTTAGAACAAGATTCGGAGATACCGATTCAGAAAAATTTATAAACACTCAAATCCCTAAATATGAAACAGGTTATATAGCTAAATCATACTTAAGTCAATCAAATCAGTTATTTGTGACTAGAGTATTGGGTAAAAGTGGTTATGACGCAGGACCATCATGGTCTATAACTACAATTGGTGAAATCGACCCATGTAGTGTTTACTCTGCAACCACAGGAACTACACCAGCACTATCATTTAACGGTGGAGGTGAGATAACTAACAATGCTAATGCGACAGACGCTTTTTATTTCTACGGATTTACACCTGCGGGAGATGACTTGGGTCTTACTTGGTATGTACCATTAACTGGAGACTCGATAGACTCTGCAGACCTTTATCTAAGTGCTACTACAGCTGGAGACGCTCAGGATGGTTCCGTATTAGAATCATTCTCAAATCAGCTACTTACCGACGCAGATGCTAATATATTTAGAGACGTAAAATTCCCTTTCTATAAAGACCCATACCAACTTACCGGAAACACCTTATTTAACTGCCAAGGAAATGAGTTAGGTTCTATGATGGACGATATAACTCATTGGGTTTATTATGGACTAATGGATGGTAATGTAGATAATTTCACACCTAGTGGTGCTAATGACTATTATTACTGGGGATTCGTCCCAAGTGCTGCCACGGTCACTGCACAAACACAAGTTTTTAACTGGACAGGTCAACAATTAAAAGAAAGTAATAGATTAGGTATTACGTTAACAACCGGTAACACAGACAGTTGTGTAGAATTTTCTGCTGATTGTCAAGATGGATGGTATCGTAGTATGTTTGACTACAAATATTCAGTTGATGATTGTAGAGTAAGTTGTTATAGTGGTAATTCTATGGCTCTATGGGCTCAATCAGCCTTTACAGCGTCAACATATATAGAAGAAGTTGTTCCATCATCTTCAGGATTATCTGGAACACAAGTTTATTATTTAGGTTCTATAACAGGAATGACATCCGCTGGTACGTATACTGAATGGTTAATACCTGGTTCTGCTGGAACCGCTTATGGTGTTGCAGCTACACCGTCTAACTATTGTTATAGTTCAGGTGACTGTCCTACAACAATGGCTTGTGCAAGTGCTGCTACTTCAGGGGTATGTTCTGGTGATATTAGTTCTTTTGTTAAAGTAAACTATAGTAATAGAATACCTGGTGACGGTTACTTCGGATGTAGTGGTAACACACCATATACGGCAACTCAAGCAACATTATCTGGTTGGACTGGTATTGGTACTCCTCAAGCTGATGGTGTTGATTATAATGGACAAGGGGTGTGGACATCTGCGATTTCAGCTGGTACTGTATGGACAGGTCAAGCTTACAGTGTTGTTAACATTTATACTGCGTCCTGTAAAGAAGTAAGATACTTAGCTATTAATCCTAGTGGAGCTTCATTTACCTGGGGATGTGTAAGTGCATTAACAGAGTATGATGATTTAGTAGTTGGTACTATTAGGTCAAGAGGTGAAAGTACTCTAAGTACTGGTGGACCATCATACGACATTAGTGGTAACACTGTAGGTAACGTAGTGATGGATTGTAGTGGTGTTTATGAAGAGGTTATGGCTGACCCATTTGCTGAATTTGGAATTTCCGCTAAAACGGATACTGGTATTGTTTATAAATTCACTACAAGTTTTGATACTGGTAAAAAATCATACATTAAAAAAGTATTAGGTGTAAATGTATTTGATAAAAATAGGTACGATGTTCCTGTTTTTGTTGAGGAAGCTTACCCTAATTTAATAAAATATTTATATAACAGACAGAAAATTAGAGGGTTGAATTGTTGTTTATGTCCCCTACCAGCGGCAAGATTTAACAACACAACTAGAACATCTATAGGTTGGTACATGAATCAATGGCAAACACCACAAACACCGTGGTTAGTTTCAGAAATAAGAGGTAATGGTCCAGATGGTACAAATACAGTCTTCCCACTATTTAAATTTATTTCGATTTCAGATGGAAGTGCTGCGAATAGAGAAATTAAACTATCAATCACTAACATCTCTTTTGAAAGAAAGGAGTTTGATATCTTAGTAAGACAATTTAATGATACAGATGCAAACCCAATAGTACTAGAAAAATATACTAGATGTACAATGAACCCACAACTCGTAAACTTTGTTGGTAGAAAAGTGGGTACAAGTGACGGTGAATACGAATTAAAATCAAGATATATTATGTTATATATCCATGAAGACGTATTAGTAGAAGGTTCTACACAAACAGATTCGTTACCTTGTGGATTTGAGGGTTATAGATTTAGAGATTATTGTTCTACAGCTAAAAATCCTTACTTAGAGTTTAAAACAAAATACTTTACACCTGGTGAAACTGTTTATGACCCACCATTTTCGAATTCAGATGGTTCGTCAAACGCGTTTATATCAGCGGGAGATAATATTAGAAGAACTTACTTAGGTGTATCTACTAGTGAAGGAGCAGCAATCGATAACGATTTCTTCGACTTCAAAGGATATAAAACACCAAATAGTGTGTGTACAAATACAACAGGAACTGATTGGCCAACACTCACAACTGGTTTCCACATGGATTCAGGAGCTACAACCATTGTTGCGGGTTCTGGTAACTATCTAACATACACGAGTACAACTTTAAGTGGTAAAGCAATGTTCCAAGCAGGAGCTGTAGAGTTTAGAAAAGAACCTACTAGTACTACAGACCCATATTATAGAATACAAGCTAGGAAATTTACAGTTGCACCTCACGGTGGTTTTGATGGTTGGGATGAGTATAGAGAAAGTAGAACTACTGGAGACAATTACAGATTAGGTATGTCAGGTTTCTTAAATGGAGCATGTACGGATAGTACTTACCCAGACGCGGTAGGTTCAGGTTCATTTAAGAAAATTGGAAGCACAGAATCTAATACTGACTGGTACGCATATCAAGAAGCGATTAGAACGTTTGAAAATCCAGAAGCGGTAGACGTGAACCTATTTACTACACCTGGTATCGACTATGTTAATAATTTAGGTTTAGTTAACGACACTATAGAAATGATTGAAAGTGAAAGAGCTGATTCATTATATATTGTAACAACACCAGATTATAACTTATTTGTACCTACAACGTCAGACGCTACCAATATGATATTACCTACTGAAGCGGTTAATAATCTAGACGATAGTTTCATAGATTCTAACTACACAGCTACTTATTATCCTTGGATACAAATTAGAGACGACAATACAAATAAACAATTGTATATCCCACCAACAGGTGAAGTTGTGAGAAATATGGCATTGACTGATAATATCGCATTCCCATGGTTCGCATCAGCGGGTTATACTAGAGGTATTGTAAACGCAATTAAAGCTAGAAAGAAATTAACACTAGATGAGAGAGATACTCTATACATCGGTAGAATTAATCCAATAGCTACATACAGTGATACGGGACCAATTATTTGGGGTAACAAAACTTTACAAGTAAGAGAGTCAGCGTTAGACAGGATTAATGTTAGAAGATTACTATTACAAGCTAGAAAATTAATTTCAGCGGTCGCAGTAAGACTACTATTCGAACAAAATGATGATATAGTAAGACAACAATTCTTAGACCTAGTAAACCCAATATTAGATTCTATTAGAAGAGATAGAGGTTTGACAGACTTTAGAGTTGTACTATCAGACGACCCAGAAGAGATTGATAGAAATGAAATGAATGGTAAAATTTATATTAAACCAACAAGAGCACTTGAATTTATTTTCATCGAGTTCTTAATAACTCCAACGGGAGCATCATTTGAAGACGTTTAAAAATAAAATAAAATGAAATTTAAAAGAAAACATTTAGCAGAAGCTCTTAATATGAACAATAGGGGTGTTAAGCATTTTACTAAAAATAAATCACAAAAGGTTATTGTTTCGGAAGAACAACTGAATAGATTAATGTCTAACCTAATAGAACAGGATGAAAAAGACCCTAATCTTCCAGGTGGGACTAATCAAACCAAGAATAAAGACGCTGCTCAAAGTAGAGACAGAGGCGTACAAGAACTTATCAATGATAAAGTTAATTGGAACGCTATGAGTAAAAACGAACAAAATGCAGCTATGGGTGAAGGTTACACTTCTACTACTTGGTCGGAAAAAATAAACGAAGAAGCTGTAACTGAAGATGCTAAACCTGACTTTTTGGATTTAGATGGAGATGGTGATAAAGAAGAATCTATGAAAAAAGCAGCTAAAGATAAAAAAGCTATGAAAAAAGACGTTAACGAAGATAGTGAAGGTGTGGAAACTTACCACTATGGTGAAGATGAAGGGAGAGATGAGAAGAGATTAAAACATGGCTATATGAGTAAATTACATAGACACAATTTAGAAAAGGATATGGCGTATGATGAAGACCATGAATTTAGACATGAAAGAGGTACTAATTTTTATGAAAGTAAAAAATTAACAACAACTACACCTATTACTGAATCAGAAGTTAAAGAAATTTCTAAGTTTATGGGTAGAATGAATACCACTGGTAAAAATTATAATCCAGCTCCAAAAGCTAGTAAATCTGTTAGTATTAAAGTGGAAGAACTTCATGAAGATATTAATAAAACTTACAGAGCAATTAGAAGAGCTATCATAAAAGAAAACAACGCTAACTTAGATATTAAAAATTACCGAGAAGTTTTATCTGAAGGTTTTAATACTGGAGGACCAAACCCTGGAGTTTCAGCAGCAGCGGGTATAGAAAACATTATAGACAATGTTAAAAGAGCATACTCATATGTTAAAGACTCTAGAACTAGAAAACAAATTATGAATACTTTAGTTAAGTTAAATAATTTTATGACTTATTCTGCAGAACTTATAGGAAGTGGTAGAGACCAAAGAGCAGCTAGAAGTTATGATGATATAAGTAAACCACTACCTTATCCTGAATTAGATGAACCGGAAGAATTAGAAGACATCGATGATGAATTAATGGAAGGAGATGAAGAGATAGACGAATTTAAGGAAATGGGGATGTTTGAACCTGGAGATGGAGCTGATGATGAATCATATGATGGACATCACTTCAAACACGATGTTATCGGGGCTTATGATGACGATTTAACTGGTAAAGCTAGAAAAGGAGAAGTTTATTAAACTATTCACTTTATAAAATAAAAAAGGTCCATATGGACCTTTTTTTTATTCTATAATTTTCCCACCATTACCTAATATAAGTAACACTATCATTGGACAAAGAAACGGAGCTTTTAAAAAGTGAGTTAACAAATAGAAAGTAAACCATCCACCAGAAGGTTCTCTTTTATACTCCTCCTCTAGTTCTAGATATTGGTTGTACAATACTTTTTTGTTTATCTCTATAAAGATAACCATAACAATCATTGATAATAATAAGTAACCTAAAATGTATTCCATAATTTATTTTTTTTAATAAGATTCGACAAAATTTAATGTTATATAAACCCAAGGGTTTTTTCTATTTTTCCACTTTTCTTCTTTTCTATAATTAGTTTTAATACTAGAAACCGCACCCCTCATAGTACCTTTACTATTCACATCACTCAACATAGGTTTCATATTTAATATTCTGTTATGTGTAGGTGATTCGTCCCACAGTTTTACAATAATTATAGCTAATTCTTCATCACTTCTTTTAATTTTATCACCTTTCGCGGTAGTTAATAACCCTAAATTTTCCATTACATGTACTATTAAAACGTCATCAGGGTGAGAAGTAGATGAAATTCTTTCAGTTAAAGATTTATTAGTATGTCCTTTAACGTATTCTTCTTCATAGTGTGTTATATCACCTATTTTAGTCATGTAGTCGGTATGTACATAGGAACCCACATAAACAGAATCATCCCATACTATTTCACTTAAACCTCTACAATTTCTATATTTATTAACCTCATCTAATATTAAACTATCCAACCTACTTTGAGAAAAAGAAGTTAAAGTGGTAAAAATTAAAGTAAGTAGTAAGATGATGTTTTTCATATGTTTTGTTTTATGTGTTGTTTATACTACAAAGATAATAAATTTTTAATTAAAAACCAAAGATATTTATATAAAAAGATTAAGTTATTTTGAATAGTAAGGTATATAATATAATACGAGAAATTGGGGAAATAGTTCCAGGTAATATAATTAAAGGTTATTCTTTTGATTGGGACGATAATATTCTTTTTATGCCCACTAAAATTAAAGTGGATAAAAAGGTGGGGAAAGGTTGGGAACCTATAAGAGTCTCAACGGAAGAGTTTGCTACCATTAGAGACAACCCAACCTATAAAATGAGGGAAGACTCCTTTGATGAGTTTAGAGACCATGAAGGGTTTTTAAAAGATACCATAGAAGCGATAAAAACTAAGAACTTTGGTCCTAGTTTTTTAAAATTTAAAGAGTCTTTAATTAGTGTTAGTCCATTCTCGATTATAACAGCTAGAGGAAATTCACCTATCACACTAAAAGAAGGGGTTAAAATTATTATCGACATGTCTTTTTCCGAAGAAGAAAAAGACAAAATGGTAGAAAATATTAGAATGAAATACCCATCTAAAAAAAATCTTACTGATTATGATATTATAGAGTTCTATTTGGGTGAAAATAACTATATGCCTGTCTCTTCTGATGAATTTTTAAGTAAACACCCAAACAAAGCGTCTGCTCAATATCCTGAAATAGGTAAAAAAATAGCTCTAAACGATTATGTTAAACGAGTTGTAGACGGAGCTAGTAAGTTAACTAATAATCAATATGGTAGATTAACCATAGGTTTTAGTGATGATGATAAAAAAAATATAGAAGCTGTTATAGAATATATAGAAGAAGAATTAAATGATAGATATCCTGAAGTTGATTTTATTATATATGATACATCAGATAAAGGTTTAAATAGAATAGTTGTAGAAAAAAGCTAGCATGCTCACATTTTACTATAACTGTATATTTATATATGTATAAGTCAATATTTCATTTAAGAGATATTTATTAACAAATAAAAGAACAAGAAAAAAAATAGAAAAATGGCCGATTTATTAATGAAAATGCCTGTACCGTATGAACCGAAGAAAAAGAATAGGTTCGTCCTAAGATTCGATTCATCTTTAGGCATTAATGAATGGTACGTAGAAAGTACTTCTAGACCACAAGTTACAATTAATTCAGTGGAGATACCATTCCTTAACACATCAACATATGTTGCTGGTAGATTTGTGTGGAACACAATCAATGTGACATTTAGAGACCCTATTGGTCCATCAGCAGCTCAAGCATTGATGGAATGGGTTAGATTACATGCTGAATCTGTAACAGGAAGAATGGGTTACGCAGCAGGATATAAAAAGAATATTGATTTAGAAATGTTAGACCCGACGGGTGTAGTTGTGGAAAAATGGATTTTACAAGGGACATTCTTAACTGACGTGAACTTCAACGACTTATCATACAGTGATGAAGGATTAGCGAATATATCGGCTACGCTAAGACCTGATAGATGTGTGTTAGTTTACTAACTTATATTCTACTTTAAAAAATACTAATCCCCTTTATTGGGGATTTTTATTTGCTATTTATATAAAATTCTTAAATTTTTATTCACTTAATACTTATATTGTATATTATTAGAAATAGTAATATAAATTTTATAGACAAATAAAAATGGAAAACCCGTCACATTCACACATGGAACCTCAAATACCTTATGACCTTATAGAGTTACCGTCAAAAGGAATTTTCTACAAAAATAAGAAAAAAGCTTTAAAAGTAAGTTATTTAACAGCGGTAGATGAAAACATATTAACTTCTCCAGGTCTAATAAATTCAGGTGAGGTGATGGACACGTTGCTAAGGTCTAAAATTTTAGATAAAGACATAGACCCAACAGAACTCGCAGAGTGTGATAAACAAGCTGTTTTTATCTTTTTAAGAAATACAGCTTTTGGCACTACATACGAATTTACTTTGACTGACCCATCTACTGGGAAAGAGTTTAAACACCCTATTGACCTTTCAGTTGTAAAAACAAAAGAACTAGGTATTAAACCCGATGATAAAGGAGAGTTTTCCTTACAACTTTTTGTTTCCAAAAAAACAGTAAAATTACGTCTTTTAACACCTACAGATGAAAAGGCATTACAAGATATGGAAAAGAGTTATGGTGAAATGAAAATAAAACCTACTGTAACTAAAAGATTAGAAATGTGTCTAATGGAAATTGATGGTGATAGAGATAAAATGAATATCGCAAGAGAAATCCAAATGTTACCTATAAAAGACTCACAATTAATACGAAGTTTTCTTAAAGACGCTGAACCTGGTTTAGAACTTAATAGAGTTGCTACCGCACCTTCAGGAGCAGAAGTAAAATTCACCATTTCTTTTGGTTTGTCTTTTTTTCGTCCTTTCTTCGGCATATAGGAATGCTCTTTTGCAAGAGATTTACTACCTATCCAAATACCTCAACTTCAGCCACCGTGACATTATGAATTTACCTATTTTCGAAAGAAAATTTTACTTGGACATGCTCCTAAAAGAGTTTGAAAAAAAGAATGAAATGGCTGAAAAAGCTAAAAACAAACGAAAATAGACATTCTAGCTATTTATTATAAAAAGACTTATTATGGCAGGACCAAAAAAATATACTGATGTAAACGGTAATGAATTTTATGGGTTTGAGACCGAAGCGGATTTAAGAGCATATGTAAATTCCGAAAGTTCTAAAACTAATTTAGATAGGGGTACTTCATCTGGTGGTGAAACTATAGGTTCAGGGATGAAAGGGATGTTGGAAAACATGGCTAAAGAAAGGAAAGCCATGGACATGGCTGTAGAAGACATCTATAGGTATGGTAAAATGGCTACCGGGGGTATTATTACTAAAAGACAAGAAGCTTTTGCAGATGTAATTGATATCCTAACACTAACGGATGAAATTCGACAAAATATAGTCAAATCCTTTGGTGTTGGTGGTGGGTTGATGGATGATTTTGTAGCTACTACTGTTTATGCTGCACAAGAATTTGAAGGATTCGCTCTTACAGCAAATGACGCTTTTGAAGTTTTAAGTTCCACTGTACAAGAATTGGGAAGAAATATCGCAATACCACCTTCTGCACTCGCAGATTTAACAAAATTAGAATTTTTATATGAAGGTTTAAATGCAGGTCAACTTGTCGCTGAATTTGATAAAATAGGTATGGGGACCCAAGCTGCAGCTGAGTCTACGGTTGACGCAATACAAGGTGCACAAAGTTTAGGTGCTGTAACCTCTAAATTCTTACCCGCAGTAACAAAAGAGATTGAGAAAATTAACACTTATGGTTTTAAAAATGGTGTTGATGGTCTTGCGAAAATGGTCGCGGAATCACAAATACTTGGATTAAACTTTGGTGAAGTTATATCTTTAGCAGATAAATTATATAGTCCAGAAGCCGCTGTAGAGTTAGCTGCTGAATTACAAATGATTGGAGGTGCAGCTAATGAAATGTTAGACCCATTCCAGTTAATGTATATGGCTCAAAATGATGTAGAAGGTTTAAAAGATGCTATAGTAGAAACTGCTGAATCCGCAGTTCAGTTTAATAATGAAACCGGTCAATTTGAAATTGGTTCTCCGGAATCAAGGATGAGGTTAAAAGCACAAGCTGAAGCGATGGGGATGAGTTTCCAAGACTTAGCAAACTCAGCTATTAAAGCCAAAAAACGTACTGCAGCTATAACTGAATTAGGTCAATTTGCGGGATTAAACGAAAAAGATAGAGAATTAATAGCGTCTATGGCGGATATAGGGGAAGGTGGTGAGTTCCAACTAACCCTAGGTGATGAAACTATTAATTTTGATGATTTAGAAGAGAGAATGAGACAAGACACTAGTCTTTTATCAAAAATACAAGAACAATCATCTATGGAACAGTTAAGTTCTGATGAACAAATGAATAAAACCTTAGATGACCAATATACAATTTCTCAATCTATAAACGCTGAAGTAGCACAAATACAAAATATTTTAACTGAAGCAGCAGCATCCGGAGCTTTTGGTATAACAGCAAAAGAATTAGCATTAGCTAATAAGGAGTTAGTCCAAGGAGAACTTTCTGGAAAAATAGATGAGAACTTAATGCAAGGTATAAAAGGATTTGTACAATCAGATGCTTTTTTAGACCCAACAAAAATGGCTGAATTAGATGAACTTGATAACCCAACTCATGGTAATGATTTTGTAATTAGACCGGGGGGTGATTTAAGAAGATTTTCTGAAGGTTCCCTATCCCTAGCAACCAATCCTAAGGATACAATTCTTGGGGGTACTAATCTATTCCAAGAAACCACCAACCGTATCTCCAATATGTCTAACTTGATGACTACAAACAATATGGGTGGGAGAAACACAGAAACAATTAATGTTAGAGTATCATTTGATAAACCACTAAGTATGTCTTTAGATGGTCAATTATCAAACATGAAGTTAAGTGCTAGACAAGTAGAAAGAGCTATGGAAGGGACAGGATTCATCCAAAGCCTACTGAATAAAACATTCCAAGCGAACGGTCCCGTAGGATAATAGAAATTGGAATCTAATCTATTTATTAAGAAAGATTTAATATGTCTATAGGAAATAATACGAATATAAGATATCCCGCGGCACAAGGTGATTTTAACGTTAGTTTTGCTAGTACGCAAATGTTAAGAGATTTTATGCTAGGTAAAAATCTAGATGGCTCTTACTTAAATAGGGGAAATCCTATACCACCTAATGGTGACCAACTACCAGGGTCAATAGTTATTTCAGACTTACCTATGCGTCCTGTGCCTGAAGTACCATTTCCTGAAGATATTACAGGGATTGACGGAATTCCTTTTGATGAAACTTTATTTTTAACTAATAAATTTGGCCCATCTACAGGATATGGGGACCCACTTGGTATAGAAAATATCATTATTTCCGAAGGGGCTCAATTAGAGTATGTTGCCCCCCAGACATTATCACCACAAGCTTTTGTACCACAAATAGGCACACATACAAATGTTTTATATACTAGTATAGAAGTTTTAAGTGAAGTTAATAGTATAAACGGTGTTATTTCCACTGTTAATAGTAAAATTTTAGATGATTCTATATTAATAAAATCATCTTTCCCTTATCTTAAAGATAATCTTGCATTTAACCAAGCACAATTTTTGTTTGATATAAGTGATGGTGGTTCAGCTAATATTAATATTACCTCTCCACCAGGAGAATTAGTGGGTGAAAAAGACACATATTTATCTAGGTTAGAAGGAGCTTATACCCCTGAATCTGATATACCTGGTATATTTTTTAAACAAGTTTCCCCACCGAGTATAAACTCATTAATTGAAAATCAAATAGACCAAAATACTGTGAGTGGTCAGATTACAGCTTTATTAAATTCATTTGTAACAGCTTTAAATGTAGGTAATCAACTACCTAATACCCCCACAACACTACCAGTATCTTCTGATGTTTTTATACAGTATTTAGGCGAAGAACAAAGGTCCTATCTTTTTGAAAGTCTAACTTATAATATTTTTAGACCAGATTATACACAAGTTTCTAATACTGGTTTAGTACAATCACCAACACCATATTACTATTTAGGTAGTAGAGATAACGACCCTAATAATTGGCAATCACCTTTTGATGCTATACCACTTGATAAATTTGATAGAAGTAAAAAAGCGTTGGTATATGGTCCTTCAGAAGTAGCTAAATCTTTTGAAACTGTAGATGGTCGTTCCCTATGGACATGGTATAAGATAGGTCCACAAGGTGAAGCTCATATAGACGGTGGCGGTCTAGAAGGTGGGTTTACATGGTTTGGTAATAAATCTTTAGCGGACACAACCGCACCCCCAAGTTTTTACTCTACTAGGTCTTCATTTATACCACTTAAAAGAGGGACTATATTAGATGAAACACAAAGACTAATAAATTCTGCTCCTGGTTTTGGAAAAGCAAGAAGGCAACACGCTGGTCACGCGATTGACCAAACTTCTAAAATTTTCCATGACGGATATAAAACAATATCCAAAGGTTCTAGAGTTACCAATTGGTCAGGACCTGGAGATGTAGCTTGGAATTGTACTGAATATTGTAGAATATGGACTAAAGATAGACCATTTAACACCTACATGAATTTACAAAAAGTAGATGGTCTACAATGGGATACAGGAAAAAACTCTGTTATTGATAATACATTTAATTTAAATATAGCACCTACCTATGGGGATAATAGTACTACGATGCCTACAGGTGAATCAGTTAAAAAATATATGTTCTCTATAGAAAATTTAGCTTGGAGAAATCAACCTGAATTGCAAGATTTACCACCTTGTGAAAAAGGACCTAATGGTGGTAGAATAATGTGGTTCCCACCTTATGATTTACAAACTACAGATACGTCCGCTGCGGATTGGAATTCAACAAAGTTTATTGGCAGAACTGAACCTATATATACTTACAACTCTACAGATAGAATTGGTACTTTAGGTTTTAAAATTGTGGTGGACCACCCATCCATACTTAACGCTATTATACAAACAGAAACACCGTTTTTATTTGATAGGAGTGCTGATGTTCTAATAGAATCATTTATGGCGGGGTGTAAAAAATATGATTTATATGAGTTAGCTAAAAAATTTCCTAATGTACCTATGAGTACAGCAAACCAAGTACAACAAGCTTTAACGGATGTTACAGACCAATATAATACAGACGCTACAACTACTATAGCAAATAACAACAACGAGGAAGAAATAATAGTTGGTAGTTTAGAAGAAGGTGAAGAGATAATAATAGGTAATACAGAAAATGCAGAGTCAAACGCGACCACTATTGAAAATGTGGAACAAGGTACACCAAATAATCAATCTGAACCAATCAGTAGTTCTAGTGAAGTAGAAACTAACATTAAAACAATTATTAGAAAAGTTATGTTAAATGAAGCCTACTACTTCCAGGCTTTAAAAGAAAGTGACCCCTTAGTCTATAATTCTTTAAGACAAACCTTAAGATTTTTTAATCCAACATTTCACTCTATGACACCAGAAGGTTTAAATAGTAGATTAACTTTTTTAAATCAATGTGTAAGACCCGGAAGAACTATACCTACAGTTACTGCAGATGGTAAACAACAATTAGATGTAGATAATACAGCTTTTGGACCACCACCAGTATGTGTGTTAAGAGTAGGTGATTTTTACCATTCTAAAATTATTATAGATTCGGTTTCTTTAAGTTATGATGAAAATTTATTAGATATTAACCCAGAAGGTATAGGGTTACAACCAATGATAGCTTCTGTACAATTAAACTTTAAATTTATAGGTGGTCAAGGATTAAAAGAACCTGTAAGTAGATTACAAAATGCTTTATCATTTAACTTCTTTGGTAATACAGAAGTTTATGATGATAGGTCTATATCCACTATCTCACCACCAGAACCAGAAGTCGTAACCACCGAAGAACCATCAGAGTTAGAAGCTAACAATTCTAATAGTACTTCTACAAACAATACCTCAACTAATACAAATACCACTGATGATGGTGGTTCAGGTACGGTTGCACAATCCACTAGTATAGGACCTGACGGTACACAACTTAATCTAGGGCCAGTATCTACACCTATATGGGCTTTAAACACACAAACCAACAGTTACATATACCAACCAGAAAATATTAGTGGTATATCAGGACCCGTTAATAATATTGCTGGAGAGACTGATGTGATAACAGACGCTAGCACTAATACTGAAATACCAGCAGATATAACTTAATTATGGGTACAAACTTTAAAACATTAATTTCCGGTACAACTGACTATAAAGGTTTGTATAATACTTTTATTGATGAGTGTAAAACTTATTTTGACACCAGTTACGGTGAAATAAGTAATTTATATTTAACTTTTAATCATGGGGTAGTAGAAGAAATGTATAAATACACAAAATATTATGGTGGTTTTGTGGTGAACAATAGTTTAGATATCGTAGGGATACCAAACGGATTTTTAAGTAGATATGATGAATATTATGAAAACTTAAAATTAGAAATTTCTGGTGGTACGTCGGACTTCCAGACACTCTTACCTAATAGTGCAAGTATCCAAGATAAAGAATATATTAAAAAAACGTTATTAGATGAATTAGAAACACAATGGTCTAAAACTAGAATAGAAAGTACTAAAACTATTTTTACTTTACGTCAATATTTGGTTGAATTAGGTAGAGCTACAGATAGATTAAATCTGGTTGATAATGAATACGATGGTTTTATGAGTGGTAGAAGTCAGGGAATATTAATTAGTTTAAATTTAACTTCAGATACACAAACTAATAGTTTAACCGCTCTTACTGCCGATGTTAAAAGTAGATTTAGTGTTATAGAAAATTTTGTAAGCACTTGGGAAGATGTGGTAAATTACGATTACCCAAATAGAGTTATCTCTCCTAATCAATACTTATTTTTCTCTAATTTAGTTTATGATGAAAAAGTTATGACTAAAATAGATGACTTAAGTTATAAAAACGAGGCTAAAAAATTAATTCTTTATAAATCAGATAGTTTATTTAAAAAATTAACCAGAGCTAAAACTAGTAATGAAGATGGTATTAGTAGTACGATAGTACACGACTACAGTAGAAAACTATTAGATAGGGTTTCTCAGTACTTTAATTATGAAATAAAAAAGTATAAAAATTATTTTGATAAGAGCCCGGTACAACTACGACTAAAAAATATTAAAAAATTTAATGCTGCACAAAGAAAATATGAAGTAAAATTCAACCAACACGATGGTGAAATACCATATGTTGCGGAATTTTTTAAAGATAGAGCACTTGGAACCGTATATAATAGTTACAATAAAAAAATAATTTCTAATATTACAATAACTTAATATGATATATTATAATAGATATAAAGAATTTTTGGTTAATGGTGAGTTAAAAAACGTACCAGGTATAAAATTACCACCTAAAAGTACAGATAGATTTGTGACGTATAAGGTAGGTAAAAGTAGAACCGATAAAATTTCACAACAATTCTATAACACTCCATATTTTGGATGGTTAATTTTACAGGCTAATCCAGGTTATGGAGAAAATGAATGGTCTATTCCTGATGGTAGTATATTAAGGGTACCTTTTCCTTTAAGGTCCTCATTAGAAAGTTATAAAACTGAATTAGATAAACATTTTTTATATTATGGCAAAGGGTGATATTTTTGTTAATCCTGTGGCTAATAATCTTGTCCTAGTAGACCCAAACTCAATAGAAGACGATAACGGGAATCAACAAGAAAGATTGGTAGACCACGAGAATCTTATTATATACGCTAATTTAAAAGCAAGATTAGTACCTAGAAGTAAATTAGTTGTGGGTGGGTCAGCAGAAGTAGTTGTAGATTTATTTGATGGAGCTATAGACTTTTTAAACCCACAAAACAAAACACATTTTGATACTGATTGGACCGATGTGTTTACCGACTCGAGTATTAACAAACAAACCCAAGTCCCAACCGAAAATTTCCAACAAACTGGCGAGTTTACTAAAAAAATAGAAAACTCCTTAGACTTCCAAGGATTTGGAATGAATAGTATTTCTATAAAATTTGGTGCAGATTTTACACCTATGGTCAGTATAAATTTTACAGATATTAGGGGTGAAACTTTATTTTCACAAGGTGACGTAAACACACCTTACACAGCCTTCTTTCATTTACCCTACCCTCAATTTGAGTTAACACTTAAAGGTTATTATGGTAAAGCGGTACAATATAGATTAGCTCTTCTAAAATTTAACGCAAGATTTGAACCGTCTACCGGTGATTATTTAGTCCAGTGTGATTTTATTGGTAACCACATAGCAATTTTAAGAGATATTACTATGCAAGAATGTATGGTGGCTCCGTATATGTACCCTGTAGTAGATGTGGAAGGTAATAAATTAACTGTAGAACAACAACAAGAAATATTTAAAGATTCTGCAGAAGGAGATACAAGTTATCTAGAAAGTGTAAATGCTAATAGTGGGATTGGTAGACAGGTAATGGATAGTATATATAAAAGATATAAAGATAGACTACTGATTCCTAAAAATATGCCTCACTTAACTATCTGGGAACTCATAGAAAAAATTAAAAATTTTGAAAAAGAACTATCAGAAAACTTTTCCAAAGTAGACCTAAGATTTTTAGATGATAAGAAAAAATATAGTGATACATTAAACCTATTCTATCAATCTATATTCGGAGCTAAAGGTTGGAAAAATACATATTTAGATGATTCATTACAAAAAACTTGGTCGGTCGAAGGTACCGGAACTGGGGATACTAAAGTAGCTTTAGCAAGGAGAATAAATGTAGATAGTGAGGAATATATTACTATTTCTGAAGAAAGATTAAAAAAACGTTTTGAAGGTTTTGTAAAAAGTTTAGAAGATAATTTCACTTTTGGTTCTGGTGGAGTAGCAAGTATAGATGTACACGAAAGGTTTAGAGTAGAAGACCAAAGAGC